TAGACGGGGATACGATAGATGTTCTAATAGATCTTGGATTCGATTTATTCAAGAAAGAACGGGTAAGAATTGCAGGAGTAGACACTCCAGAGAAGAGAACTAGAGACTTAGAAGAAAAAGCATTGGGTATTGATGCTACTAATTGGTTAAAAGAAAAATTGACTGAGACTATTAAGGGTGATGAAGAACTCACTATTAGAACTGAACTTAAGGGTGGCGTTGGGAAGTATGGTAGGCTTCTTGGTTGGCTCTATGTTGGCGAATCTGATCTTTCGTTAAACGAACAGATGATTACTGAAGGTTATGCTTGGGCATATGATGGAGGTACTAAGCAGAAAGACTTTGAAACTCTACGTGAGATACGTAGATCATTTGGAACACTAACGGAGTAAAACAATGTGGAATTTTAATCCAAAAGATGCTTTTAATAAAGCAGTTGAATGGGATAAGAAACTTATCAAAAAATGTCAAGACAAATTTGGATTGACAGATTACCAAGTAACTTGTATATCATTTGCTAAAGGGTTTATTATAGGAGCAATTCTTTTATAATGGATTTACAAAAAGTAGCTAGTACAGGAACAGCAGTTGCCGTCATAGGTGGTGGTTCCATATTTGGTGGTAACTATGCGGTTGATAAAGCAACTGGTGGCCCTGAAAAAAGAATAAGAGCACGGCAATCAGAACTTCAACTTATTGTAAGGGAAGAGGTTCGTTCTGCTATAGCAGAGATGATGCCTAAATCAACAGGAGGAGTTGTGCGATCAGAAAACCCAAAAGATTATCGTAAAGAGGTTCCTAAATGATTAAAGAAATTATGATCAATGTACCTGAAGGTGCTAAGATTGAAGGGTTACAAATTGAGCAGGTTATATCTCAACCAGCAGATTTAGAAGTAGGTCCAGTTAAGGTTGGTGATGCGTCTGTATTGACTTGGACTAATGCTGGTATCGTAGTGGTACTTATTGCTGCTGTTGTTATTAGTAAAAAACTTATTCTAAAATAATAAAATGAAAAACATTCCAATTCCAGTACTCACATTCTTAGCAGCACAATTGGGTGGTGCTATTTGGTGGGGTGCTCAAATAGATGCCAAGGTAAAACTTGTAGAAGAGAATAGAAGATATATCCAAGAGGTTGTAATTCCATCTTATGAGATTAGTGATAACTGGGATAACCCACATTATAACAACTGGTTAAAAGCAGGTGGTTGGAAAGACTAGTGGAACCTATCCCACAAATTCCTAACATAAATGTTTCTGAACCTAGAATATTTGATGTACGTATACCTAAAGTTAGGAATTTTGATCCACCAGTAACATTAGATATAGGATTTCCAATTGTGGATATACCTGGTTGTGTTACTTTACATAATGATGATAAAAGTCATAAAAATAACTTACCTTTTGATAAGGATCTTGTAAATAATGATCCTACAAAAGCAATAACTGTGTGTCCTAATGGGGAGTATCCTAGTTATGATGCTATGAACTTTGAACCTGAAAGGGTTCTACCTACTGTTGAGGCACCTCCTCCACCAGTAGCACCACCAGCACCACCAATACCAGACACGGGTAAAGTTGTTCCACCAGATAAAGATGTTCCTTGCCCAGGCCCTAATGCTCCCAGAATAGGAGATGTAGCACAGAACCAGAAGGAAAGAGTTTCTGGATATGAGTTAAGTGATGATGGAAAAATATGTATTGTTTTGTATGAAGATATTCCTTTTACCGCCCAGTATCTCCCTGCCCCTCAAGTTGTAGCTACAACTGGAGGTATTGCTATTGTTGCTACTTCTTCTGCTCTTCTTGCGAAACCTCTTGCTGACCTTCTTCTGAAGGTGGTAAAACCCCTCGTGAAAAAGACCATGGCAAAGGTTCAGTCGATTCTTGGGAAGACACCTTTCCGTCCTTCTGCTTCCCAGATTCAGACGAATAAGTATCGGGAGAAGAAGGGGATGCTTCCGATAAATTTTGCGAAACAGGCGAAGAAGGTAAAGAAGAAGTAAGACTATGTTGATGTGGTACTATAACATTAGGTGGTTGTACTAACATTACATCGGCACATACGGCAGCATAAGGTGATTTGGGATGGAACATTATACCTTGTTTCATCAACTCTCCACAATTTTTGAGACGAGCTATCTCAAAGTCTAATCTTTTATTTGCGGTCAGTTGTTGTACTGCTGCTATTTGAGTATTAACAGCCTTTTTACATTGCTCTTGCAACTTCTTATCTAATGGTCGTGACCAAGTAGCAGATAAACCTAGAGATATATTTGTATTATTTTTTTGACCTGTACGAGTAGGAATGTGATATAAAATTTCACCAGGATTGTCGGGTATATTATCATCATCGTTATCAGCATTGTTATATACGGGATCCATATATATTTCTTCAAATGGATGCTGTTGAGCTAAACTTCCAGTAAAGTATGGTGTCATGTTCATGGTAGCCCCTTGACATTGGATACCACCACCATAAGTATTAGTTATGTATGGCCCTTGGAGCACCTGTATGGCTTGATTGGTTACTGAGCCAGAGGAATTAGCTATTGGATTTGCAGTCGCAGAAACACCCCCGACATCTGTAGCGTATGCGGGGGTACAAGTTATAACACCAAGAGAAAGTAACAGTAGTTTTTTGGTTACTGACTGAATATACTTGTTGTTGTGGTGAGAGATTTTATTTCTGAATCTCTTATTATTACTGTGTGGTTGGATAGGCCTGGGCCAACGTATGATTCCGTGAATTGGAATGGAACTCCAGGTGTTGTTAGTGTATAGTTTGGTTTGTTGTTTAGGTCTAATCCCGTCCATGTCGATGTCACTCCTTCTATGGTTATTGATGTACTTGTTGTATCACTTGGTGATAAACTACTACCTGAATCCATTTGAATTCCTGTGCCTGTTACCGTATACTGCCAGCCAGTATTATAGTCCATACTATTGATCACCTCAGATACCGTGCTAGTAGTATCAGTCGTGGAAGTCATCTGGCCCTGGCTGAAATTAGGCACCACAGGGACAGCACTAGCACTATATGGTATGAGTGTGGATATCGCACATATAAGTAGGGTACGATTAAAGAACATTTTATGTATAAAGTTATTTAATTGGTTGCTCAGTTAATTTGCAATGTTGTAATCACTTGGCCTGTAGCTGTTGTTCCAGCACCACCAGCAGTTAGGCTAATAGCCCCATCTGTTGCGATTGTACCAGCTAAACCACCTGCATGGCCACCAGAGGATGATGTAACATCACCATATGCTGGTAAGTCCATAATTGTTCCGTATGAGTTTATCGCAGGAGCAGTTGTATTACCTTGATTGTCTGTTGTAGCAGCAGTATATGTATGTGCTGTTACATCAACACCTGAACCGATAGCATTTGTAACATCACCTAAAGTAAAACTTTCTGTGAGACTAAATGCATCGCCAGCTGTTGTAACTGTATAAACACCATCAGTGTGACCTGCGGCTGCTGTTGCACCAGTTTGAGCAGCAAGACCACCCATAGTACCAGCAGTGATGTTTGTTCCTTGAACACTATAAGTTGAGCCAAGTCTAGTTGCATCTGTAGCGGCCGCATCAACACGAAGTTGAGTCGAAGCACTTATAGTGTGAATAATATCGGCACGTGCCATTGGTGCCGTCATCAATAACATCCCGAAGAGCAAAAATGCTTTCTTCATATATGTAAAGATAGATTTCTCTTTTATATTTAGTAATTTTTTAGGTATAAACACACAAGGGTAAAATCCGTATAAATAAAGTCGCATATATAATAAAACAATTTTAATTAAAATGACTGAACAACAAAATCATCTTGCAGGTTTGTTGGAGCAAAGACAAACCATTGTGAATGAAATCAATGAATTGAACTCACAAGTAAGTGCTAAAAGGGAATTGGTTCTCAGAGCACAAGGAGCAATCGAATATTTACAACAGGTCGGAGTAACACTTCCAGAACCAGAAGCAGAAGCACCAGCAGAAGGTGAAGCAGTAGAACCAGAAGTGGTAGAAGCACCACCAGAAGGAGAGGGTTGACAAGAAAATAAAAGCAGTATATAATATTGTTGTTGGGTTGACGAACTCAACGGGGAGTGACTGAATAAACTTTCTGGCATATAGCTGGTTAAGGTGACGAGACACAGGTGGTGCTGCTACTCGCAAGAGTAGAATCGACTTACCAGTCGGGTCTCAGGCAAGGACGTAAAATTTACTACTGTAGTAATGCCCGTTCTTTGTTGGTAATACAGAAACCCAACCTCCCACCCCAAAATTTTTTGAGGAATATATAATGGAAGTAACAATCTATGATGAACTTCGTACTATGAAAATCTTTCTGGACACCGCAGATACTGAAGCAATTAAAAAAGGATACGAAACTGGATTGGTAGATGGAATCACTACCAATCCTTCTCTTATTATGAAGAGTGGTAGGAATCCTGAAGATGTATATCAAGAGTTAATTGACTTGGGTATATCTGATATCAGTATGGAAGTTGTAGGTAGTAAAGAGCAGATGCTCTGGGAGGGTCGTAGACTTGCTAATAAGTTTGGTAGAGAAGCAACTATTAAAGTACCATGTACTCCAGATGGATTATATGTGTGTAGACAGCTATCAAGGTCATTAGTCAAAGTAAACGTAACACTTATATTTTCACCATCACAAGCAATACTTGCTGCTAAGGCAGGAGCAACATATGTATCACCATTTGTAGGAAGAGTTGATGATAACTCATATGGTGGTTTATGTCTTATAAAAGATATTGCGAATGTGTATGCGAAACAGAATTGGAAGAAGACTGAAATACTTGCTGCTTCTATCAGAAACGTAAGAGATGTAGGTAGAGCATTTGAGTATGGTGCTAACATATGCACTATACCAACAGGAGTATTTGATAAGATGTATAAGCATGTATTAACTGATGCTGGACTAGCACAGTTTGAAAAAGACTGGGCAGAAGTTCAAACTCATGTCTGATAAGATTGATACGCAAGGACTGAGTGGTGAAGCAGTTGAAGGGTGTAAGGATAATGTATATCCCCATGATGAAAATGGGGAACCAATTCTTCCTCGTGCTGTAATTCAACCTCGTAGGTTATTCACTCCAGAATATGTTAAGGAGATGAAGATACTCATCAATGAAGTATTAAATGAAAGAGAATATAAAAGAAAATTAAGAATGAATTATGATGACCCAACTCCACCAGGAGTTTCTTACTTTGATACAGAACACTTTAAACATTCTATAGATGACCCAGAACCAGAATATAAACCATAATTATAAAAACCCATCTAAAGAACAAGACTTAGCACATGTAGAAGCAGGTGGTAGTGATGATGATGGTTTTGGATTTGCTGGTGCTAAAACAATCATTGATGAGAATGGGTGGAGACAGAGAGCACCAGTTTCTGATAGGGAATGTATTAGGGAAGCACTCTTTAATTCCATAGGACTCTGTGGTCTTGATAAGAAACAAGTCCAAAGATTGTATCGAAAGTATGGTGGGAAGAAAATATTATAGGGTATACCGTATACTAACTGTCACAAGCCCCCTTGACCCATAGGTAAAACTGATATATACTTATCGTATAAATAACTTCATACAAAGGACTCGAAAGAATCGTAACCCTGCGTTGATGTAAACGGTTCCCCATGTCGGGGGAATTATCATCCGCAAGGGATTTTTTATTCTTGCGAGATAACTTTTAAAAAAACATGTCAATCAAATCAACAATCGCTGCAGTAGCAGCATCTCCATTCCTCTTCGCTGGTGCAGCTTTTGCTGGTCCATATGTGAATTTGGAAGCAACTGGTTCATATCCTGATGCTGAGTATGCATCTGGTGGTCTTGAAGCAGTAATCGGTTATGAAGGAGCAACCGAAGGTGGTCTTAACTGGTACGTTTCTGGTGGCCCTACAGCAACTCATACAGAAACTGCTGATGAGTTCGGTGACGTTGAACTTGTAGGATACCTTGGTGGTTCTTATGATAAGTTCTACGGAGAAGTCTCTGGAGTAACAACACCTACAGACGATATCGACTGGTCTGGTAAAGTTGGTGTTAAGTTCACATTCTAAATTCAATTTTAGATAACCAACACAAAGACCCCTTCACAGGGGTCTTTTTTTATGATATCATCACATATTAATTGGATACTAAACTTCCCTTAACCTTCTCTTAGTTTACATATCAATTAAATTTGATATAATGTATACATAATACAGTTTCTTAAAAAACTATGAAAGCATTCGCAGTTGTCCTGCTCGCACTTGGTGTATCAGCACCAGCATTCGCAGGACCATACGTATCCACCAAGGTAGCAGCCAAGGGTGAAAATTCAGACTACGAGAAGACAGAAGTTGAATCTCGTATCGGATACGATACAAAAGTAGGTAATTTAAAACCTTACATCGAAATCGGTCCTAGCTGGGAGATGAAAGATGGTGAGGATGATGCAGATTTCCTTAAAGCAATCGAAGTTGGAAGTAAAATTAAGTTAAGTGACAACTTAGGTGGTAAGGTTAAAGCAGAATATGTATTCGCTGACGGTGGAGACGTTGAATGGAAATATGAAGCTGGATTAACATACGATCTATAAAGACGATGAAAATCCTACCACTAGTCGGGGCTGCACTGTTAGGTGCATCCCCCTTTTCGGTGAATGCCGAAGAGTTCAAACAGGTCTCGAAGTTTGAGACTTATAAAAATTATAGAGAGCAAGCAGATCAAGACGGTGACATCATTGTTTTTGATCAGAAAAGTGCTCCAGAAATTGTTGATGCAACAGAAGATGGAAAGACTCTGGTATATACAAATTCTGAACTTGGGTCTATTGGTTTTGTCGATATATCTGATCCATCTAATCCAATTGGGTTAGGGGAAATGTATGTTGATGGTGAACCTACATCAGTTGCAGTGAAAGGTGACTATGCAGTCTTTGGTGTAAACACATCAGAGAGTTATACAAATCCATCTGGTAAGGCAGTTTTGTTTAAGGTTTCTACACAAGAGAGACTCTTTGAAGTTCCACTTATCGGGCAACCTGATAGTGTAGCAATCTCACCTGATGGTTCTTTCGCAGTGATTGCTATTGAAAATGAAAGAAACGAAGACATCAATGATGAAATGATTCCTCAATTACCAGAGGGTCTTTTAGCAATGCTTGATATGACAGGTGATGTTCATGATGTTCAGTATATTGATCTTACAGGTCTTGCTGATATTGCTCCGAGTGATCCAGAACCTGAGTTCGTTGATGTAAATGATCTTGGTGAAACAGTTATTACATTACAAGAGAATAATCATCTTGCTGTTGTTGATAAAGATGGAAACATCTTAAATCATTTCTCAGCAGGTTGGGTGGAGTTAAACAACATCGACACTAAGAAAGATGGTGTATACAATCCTGTTGATAGTCGCACTTCCCGTAGGGAGCCTGACGCTGTTGTATGGATTGATAATGATCATTTTGCAACTGCAAACGAAGGAGACTACAAATTGAAAGGATATCAGGGAACCCACAAAAGGGGAGGTTCTCGTGGATGGACAATTTGGAATAAGGATGGTACAGTGGTATATGAATCTGGTGCAACTTTTGAGACAGCACTTGCGGAGGCTGGATTTTGGCCTGACAAAAGAGCTGGTAAGAAAGGTGTCGAACCTGAATCAGTCACAGTTGGAACCTTTGAGGGCACACGATACATTTTTGTCGGTGCAGAAAGGGCAGATGCAGTGGGTGTATATGATGCTACTGATTTATCTAATCCAATCTTAAAGCAAATTCTTCCATCTGGTATTGCTCCAGAAGGATTGAAAGCAATCCCATCAAGAAACTTGTTCGTCACCTCTAATGAGAAGGACAAGAAAGTTCGTGGCAACCTAACTATTTTCCAATTCTAAAAAATGAAAAAAGCACTTTTAATCGCAGCAGCAATCACAACTGCTGTAATCACTCCACTCAACGCAGCAGTGGAAGCAAAAACAAGACTTAGTGGTGCAGGTGCATCCTTCCCTTCTAAGATCTATACTCGTTGGTTCGCAGACCTAGCATCTGAAGGTGGTCCTAGAGTAAACTATCAGGCAGTTGGTTCTGGTAGTGGACGTAAGGCATTTATTGATGAGACAGTTAACTTCGGTGCGTCTGATGATCCTATGAAGGACAAGGATATTGCCAAGGTGAAGAGAGGATTAGTTCAAATTCCTATGACAGGAGGTACTATTGCTTTTGGATACAACAACCCTGGCTGTGATCTCAAACTTACACAGCAAAAAGCAGTTGAAGTTGCAATGGGACAAGTCACTAACTGGTCTGAACTTGGATGTGATGACAAAAAACTTACTTGGGCTCACAGATCAGATGGATCAGGCACA